CTGCAGAAGTATGAAAAAACTCTCCTTTAAACATATATAATCCTAAGCAAATGCAAGTTGTGGTGCTCCTAATTGAATTGATCCACTGGCTTTTACAAAGTATGGTATTACATCTACAGCATTCGCAGCTGTTGAGATTGTAAGACCTGCTCCACCAGCAGTTTCATAATCTGTTCCTAATGATAGTGTTCTACTTCCAGTGCCGTCCTGAATGAGTATAATAATCCCTGATTGTCCTGCAGACTCCGTGGACGGGTTAGCTAATGTTATATTTCCTGTTGCTGTAAGTACAAAGTTTTGATAGGTATCAAAATCTAATGTGATACTACCAGAGTTAGATGTGTCTGTCAACGTGCTACCTACAGCACCAGCACCCAACAGCAACTTACCAGCTGCAGACATGTCCATAGTTAAAGGAGTTACAGCACTACCACCATCATCTCCTTTGAATATAATGTCTTTGTCTTGTACACTAGCGGTAATCACGGCATCGCTTGAACTGTTACTAAAATCTAATATTGATGTACCACCAGATTTAAACGTTACGTTGTTACCTGCAGCATCAAGTGCAATATCTCCTGCAGAATCTAATGTTATTGTAGTAGCATCTACTTCAAATGTACCGTCTGCTGTTATCTGTATGTTTGCAGCTGCAGCAGCAGTGTCTGTTGTTTCTATAGTTAACGCACCATTCGTGCCTGCAGTAAATACAGCAGTATCATCTGTTGACCCTGTCATGGTTATGACCTTGCCGTCTACAGCTACATCATCTACAGTCAATGCTGTGAGTGTACCTAAACTTGTAATGTTTGCCTGTGCAGCAGTAGAAAGTGTACCTGCTATTGAACCACCAGATACGTTGATACCAGCACTGAACACTGGTATTTGGTTCATGGTTACTACACCGTCTGAAGCGATTGCTATGGCATCTGCGTCTGAGGCAGAACCAATCTGTCCACCGTCTGCTATTTTTATATCATGGTTGAATATGGCTGTACCAGCATCGCTACCATCTAAAGTTAAGAAAGTAGTGTCTGCACTACCATCGGTTCCTTTAAATATAATGTCTGTATCATTTCCTTGTGCGTCTATAGTGATATTACCTGCAGAAGTTGCAAGAGTTACAGCTGCATCACCAGTGCTTATGTCGTCAGCAGCAGTAGCAGAAGCTGTATACGATTTTATCTGTGAAGCATTTATGTATTTAGTAGTGCCGCCATCATCTATCAATAACTTATCACTGTCAGCAACAGTTATACTTGTTCCGTCTGTACCACTATCAATCTGTATAGCACCACCTGCAACTTTATCGGCTGTGCTTATAGTGTTAAGTTTAGAATCTGCAATTGATCCTGCAAGCATTCCATTACTTACAGTTCCTGAATCTCCTGTACCAATCAAAGTACCAGATGCAGTTGGTAAAACTAATGTCGCACTACTACCCGCAGAGTGTGGTGCAGCTTGTAATGTCTGTGCGTGTGCGTTAGAACTCTCACAGTAAAATAATATCTTTGCTTCATTACCTGTTCCAGTTCTTATGTCAATTACACCATCAGTAATTGATACACCACCAGATGAACCATTACCATCTAAAATAACTTTACCACTACCATTTGGTAATAAATTAATATTTCCGTTTGATGTAGAAACAATATCGTTTCCATCAACATCAAGGTCACCGCCCAATTGCGGAGTCGTATCCTCTGATACGTTTGATATCGCACTAGATGTTGCAAGTCCTGCTACTACAGCACTTCTTGTAATTTTCTTCAGACCACCACCAGATGTATCTACAGCTAGGAATACATCATCGTTAGCCACAGTAGATATTTCAGATAAAGAACCAACAGCAACTGAGTTGAAGTTTGTACCATCTGCTATTAGTAAGTTACCAGCAGTGTTTGTGCCCATAGTAATGTCATCGCCAGATACTGTTAAATCTCCGGCTACAGTTACATTTGCACCACTCATTGTAATCGCAGCAGTTGGCGTAGAGCCAGACTTGATTACTAACTCACCACTTGACTGTGATAAGCTACCAAAAGTTGTACCATCATCTTTTAGTGTAACGTCTGCACCGCCTGCGTCTAGCACAATGTCTCCACCAGAGTCTATAGTAACATCTGTACCATCATTAGTTATGGTGTCTAATGCAATACTACCTACGTTGGTTATATCTGCATCGTTGAAAGAAGTAGCACCGAAAGTGTTTGAAGCAGCTGTAGATGTAATACCACCGGATGCTGTAATTAATTGTGAAGCGTTTACAGTAAATGCAGTTGAACCACCAGTTGCTACTGTAATCACATCTGAACCACTGAATGTAATGCTTGTGTTTGTGTCACCGTCACCAGCTATAGAGTCTAGCTGTACAGCACCTACATTAGATAGTGCAGCGTCACCAAAGTCTACGGCACCTGCTACGGTTAGTGTGCCTGATACATCTACGTTACCGTTTATGTCTATAGTTGTAGCAGTAAGGTCTATTTCTGTATCTGCAACTAAATTTAAATGACCATCAGTTCCTGAATTTATATAAATAGCATTATCTCTAAATCTTATTTGTTCTTCGCTGCTCATAAGTATGTCATCAGAGAATTGAAAATAATCCTCATCTTCCATCCATGTAAAAATACCATCGTTGGTTTCTCCATCGAATGTTACAGCTATGTCTGTTCCTGCTGCCCCTGTACCAAACGTAGGCTGTAGGAATGCTGAAGCTAACTGATCAAATTCTGCATTTAAATCTGAAGCCTCAATAACACCACCATCAACAATTCCAGATGAACTTTGTCTTGTATATACTGCCATTTACCTTCTCCCTCCCGGTGTGAACTCTAATTGAAAACCTTTTATTCCAAAAGGTATGTTTGTACTTGTGTCTGTTATTTTGATTGCCACTGAAAAACCAGAGCCCTCGACACTCTGTCTTGTAATAGGCAAATCACCTTGTCCGTATGCAGCTGTACCAAACAACGCTGTCCCGTACAAAGCACCACTTCCTGATGTAGCTAACGTAATTACATTAGGCTGTGGCGTGTTTACGTCATCGTAGTTATATCGTACAAATAAACTGGCACTTACAGCTCCTTCAGGTTTCCAGTTTAAGTTTACCCTTTGCATACTTTTTCTTATACCTGCATCACCCATTACTATATCTGGTGATCTATACGTAGCATCTATAATGCTTGTACCACCTGCTCTGGTAAATACATTACCTGAATCTTGTTTGTAGATATAACCATCATACCCACCATGTATGGTAGTTTCTACATTGCTAATTAAATCTGAATCACAATCAGCAACTTTTAATCCTTTCAAATCTGCGTATTCATAACCCATTTGTTTTGTGTTTGGGTTTATTTTAATCACAGCGATTAAACCTTTTTGACTTGTTTCTAATCCTCCTGTAACTGGATAGAACAATCTATACTGTGTTTTGTTTCTAATTACAGTTGCTGTGACGTTGTCATAACCAATCTCATTTATTCTTTCTTGTACCTGTTTAGATACAGTACCCAATTCAACGTCACCAATTCTTTCTGTACCAGCGATTGTTCTTAATCCGTCAGCTGATAAGAATATAATATCTCCTCCCAGTTCCTGTATAGAATGATGTGCGATAGTACCAACACTCTTTGCCACCTCGGCAAGTGCAAAGTTAGATAAACTGGTTCCTGTAAGTTTAAATATCTTGTTCTCTCCAAAGATAAATAATTCATTACGGAAGACTTTCATGCCTGTAACTTCTGTACCTATTTTAAATGATCCTGCACCATCACTAGCGTCAAAGTCATCTTCTAAAAACGGTGCACTAAATATCACTTCTGCTTTACTGTTACTCATGCCTGCATAGAACATGTGGTTGGCAAATGTCTTTACAAACTTTGGTGCTGTCGGTGCTGTCCCTCCACCTGTGCCATTTATTATATCTTCTGCGTAACTAGTGTTTAGAGTAAAAGCATTGGCAGAGCCTGTAGCTATAATAATTTTATCAGTCCCATCAAAATTAAATCTATCAAAATCATATGTGTATTCTGTTCCTTTACCTGTAGCTCTACTTGTCCAACTACCACTTGTAGTTCCTGTATATATTGAACCTCCACGACCAGCAACCACTAGGTCATTGAATATTGCACAAAACATTATTCTTTCTGTAGATGAAGATACTTGTGGTACTATGTTCGTGTTAAACTTAGTCGTGCCATTTATTCTACGATAACCACCAGTAATGTCTGGCTCAAAGTTTGTAAGCTGTAGTGCTTCACCCGGAGACATGCTGTACACATCTTTATTCAATACTAAGCCGCCTGCACAGCTTGCGTTAAATGGTGATATAATCGAGGTATCAGGCATTTACATGAACCCTCGTATCTCGCATATATGCTTTTGTGTTTATATATTCACTTCTTAGTATTTGTAATTGTAGTTTATATTCAGCCAATGCCATCTGTGCAGCCTGTGGATCAGAACGTAGCACATAAGTGTAATACTTTGCTCTTGTAATTATCACATCTTTAAACCTGTCATTTAAGTCCATGGTGTCTGTTGCTGCAGATAAATCTGTATGTACTTTCCAATACTCATACTCAATAGTATAGGTGTCTTTATCAGGCACAGGATGTAAACCAAACTTTTTATCCTGTGTAGTATAAACTAGCTCTGGTCTACCAAAATGTTCTTTTGAGTTTAGTAAGTCTGTTTCTAAAAATCTATCAGCCCAGTTGTCGTAGGTAATATACTTCAGTCTTTTTACAGGTAAGTCTTCAGATATTCTAATATAGTCTACATCTAAGTTTGTAGTAGTAACAGTGTTGTTTACAGTGACTACTGTAGATTGTCCAGTTGCTGTAAACGTAGTGTCTAACACAGCACCCTCTCCAAAATCTGTAACAGTCAATGTAGTATTTAAATTAGTACCGTCTTCAGCTGCTGTACCTACTTGTACTTTCAATGCTGCACCAACGCTGTTCGAGTCTAAAACTCTAACCTGTATTCTGTAGTCTCTATTTTTTACAGTAGACAGTGTTTGATGAGCTGCAAAGTCATTCAGCCTTAATCTACCATTACCTGCAGAACTATAACTTGCACTACCAGAACCAGCTATGGTTGTCCAGTTGCTTATGTCAGAAGTAAACTCACCGTTTGTGGTTAGTTCTTTTGGCACTAAACGAAAGGTGTCGTAATCAATCTTTCTATATTCAGCGTCTCCTGTCTGTGGAGAGTTTGAAGTTGGTAGGCCATACACTCTCTGTCCTACTTGTGTATCTTGTTTAGTAGATACATACAAATCAGGCACCTCTTGTAGAGTGCTGTATATTTCGTGCATAGCTTTCAACACGAACTTCTTTACTGCTGTCTGTACACCTCTACTATTTGCAAATGTAGAAGCTGTCAACTCTGATTCATTCAGTTCGTTTAGTACATTATTTACTAATGTTAAGTAAGTAGTTGCCATTTAACAATTCCATTTACGTAATGATTTATTAATTCTTGAATTAGGGTCTCTTCTCTTCTTAGCACTTGTTAGTTTCTTCTTCATGCCTTTCATCCTTGCACAGAAACTCTTCCTGCGTTTGGCAGCTTTAGAACCCTTCTTCAGCTTAGATGGTTTAGTCGTTACAGCCATGCTCAACTTAGAGCCGGGGTTAGCCTTTCTGTAGGAGGCAATCCCTTTCCTGTTCAAGCCTCCTGATTTAGACTTACCCTCTTTTCTTTGCCAAGCTGGTGTTTTAGCCATTTATCTTCTGCCGCCTTTAGCCATGTATTTAGTCTTGCCGCCTCTCATCATTTTAGACATGTACTTAGACTTTTTTGTACCACCTCTAGCCATCTTAGAAGCATATTTAGTAGCTTTTCCGCCACCCATCATCTTCTTCTTAGCTACTCCGCCTTTCATCATCTTGGCTTTATTCTTTGATGTTTTACCTCCGTACATCATTTTCTTTTTGGCCATTCCGCCTTTCATCATCTTCGCTTTATTTTTTGTTGTTTTTTTTCCTGTGTGTCTTGGCATTGGTCTTCCTTTCTGATTGGTTATATAAGTTATTAAAAGTTACGTCAGGATCAGTGTACGTATCGTGTATCTCTGCAGAGTGTACATACTGGCTAGGTGCAAAGTCTGGTGGCCCCTCGCCTGCTACCCACAGAGCAGGATTAGTAACACGAACCCTGTTGTTTGGTAATGCAACTATGTTGCCTGTCCATTTATCAGCATCTATCAACTGGAGCACATGACTCTGTTTATGCTGTGCAGGATCGTCTGATATGTGGCTGTCTGTATAATCAACCGTAAACAGATATCGACCCTTGTAAAAATCCCCTCCTATTTTGCATATCCATGGGCTTGAACTTACTCTGTCCATCACTACTACTGAGTGACCTCTTGAGGAACAGTCCCAAGGCTGTGCGAGGTGTGTGTCCATTCGTTCTGGCATTTCATCTAACACCTCATCCGCAATCAAACTGGTGATTGGCATTCGTGCCCACATCGCACCACCGACTACGTTGTCTTCTTCTTCGATACCAGTAAACACCACCTGAAAACTAAGACATCTGTCTGGTATTGTGTTGACTGCTATTGCTAACCCATGTAAATACTCACCGTGGTATTTCATGTGGTTATGCGTAAACTCCTTACGTACCCAACA